AAGCCTCCCAGTCTGTTTTTTCTGCCATATCAACCAGTGAACTGCATAAGCTATTCAGGAAAGCTTCCAGTTTGCGCCCATTATTCTTCCAGTCGAACTCTGAAATAAAGGTATTAATTCCTCCGGCAATGTTATTTACCAGACCTGTCCAGTCAAATCGCCGGGTAAAGCTGTACAATGTGGTAAATGCTCCATTCAGGCCAGTTGCCAGTGTATCCGCTATCTCACGGAAGGAAATCCTTGAACAGATTCCATTAAGACCATCCGCTATCGCTTTTCCGATTTCCAAAAATGGCAGGTTATGTACCATTCCATTAAAGATATCCCAGGTAATCATAAACCGGTTTGCTATGAGCTGCCCCAGATTATTCCAGTTGACTTCTTTTACTAGTCCGGTAATTCCTTCTGCGAATTTCTTTCCCAGATTTTTCCAGTCTATTCCTGTTATCAGCAGGTTTAAGGTATTGACAATCGTATTGATTCCCGCGCCGACAGTCCGTCCTAATAATTTCCAGTCTACATTATCAACCAGGCTGTTAAATGTTCGGGTAAAAGCATCACAGAATTTTGTTATCTTTGGACCGACCTTTTTCCAGCTGATTGCTTCATAGACTTTCTTAAGCCCCTTATTTATTCCACTGGCAATATATTTCCCAAGGCCTTCCCAGTCTTCCGATTTGATTAATTTCTTAATCTTATCCGCAATTCCTTTGATCGAATTAGCAACAGGAACCTTCTTAAACATCTGTGCTGGTGTAGGTGCTGTATACCCTCCGGTATCTCCTATGCCATTTCCATCTGCTGCCGAATCATCATTTTTATTCGATGTATACCGTTGGATCTCATCAAGAGCAGAAAGATATCCTTCTGTTTCTTTATTGGCCTTCTTGGTATTTTTAGCTGCCTGATTCGTATTTTTTGAAGTCTTTTCCAGTCCTGCCGCATAATCTTCCTGCACTCCAACGGCTTTTACAAAAGTATCCTGTCCGGTTAATGCTGCTGCAAACATTCCCACATAAGTAATTGCACGTGATATCATATCAATAAATCTTGACATGATCGGAGCTACCACCGTGAGGACAGGTGCAAATGCTGTAGCAAACGAGTTCTTCAGCCTCGTCATACTGGACATCAAAGACGATATTGCTGAATTGGTACTGTTAGAATACTGTGCCAGATTTTCAAATCCACTTTTTACACCATCACTGACAGCGCCTATCGCCCGGGATACCCCTGAAAACAACAATGACATTCCCAGCATCCGGGAAAGGCTCATTCTCGACCGGTCCGTCTGCTTGTTCAGATTAAACATGTTTTCTACAGCCTTTTTCATCGCTGAAACCATGCTCTTGATAGCAGAACCAGCACTTCTTAATGCGGAACCCATATTCTTTACAACCATACCTACACGGGCAGCAGCTTTCTGTAAATTCTGCATTACCTGCACAAGTCGGCTATTTTTCTGCCGGTATTCCTCAACCTTATTCTTCAGTTTATTGTATGAAGAGTACAGCCTTCCATTTATGTGCTCCAGCTTCTGCGATTCCACATTGTACTTCTCAGCTGTGCTTTTATACGCATCTGTCGATGTAGGATCCACATAGGCTCTTCCGGTCGTCTGCATCTCTTTTTGTTTTCGCTGTAGCCTGTCAATATCCGCCCAGATATCGTCCATCTGTTTGTCAAGTTCCTTAAGCGGTGCAGAATCTATCGAAAAGCCCATATCAAGCCATTCACTCTGTTTTGTTTCAACTTTTTCAAACTCATCTTCCAGAGCTTTTATATCGTCTTTGAGCTTTTTATATTCTTCTGTCTCGATTCTGACCTTGCTCAGTTCTTCGAGCTTTGATTTTAGCTCTGATACTTTACGTTCCTGCTTCTCGTAATTCTGATACAGACCCGTTATCGCTGTTATCTGCCTCTGGAAAGAACTTTTTGCTGAATCACCCATCTTCGATACCTGTGCGGATATTCTGGTCATTCCAGCCTTTACAGCGTTCATTCCTTTCGACACACCGCCGGTATCTATCCTGGTATCAATGATAATTGAACCATCTGCCATGTTATATCTGCCTCCAAACTATTTGAGGTTCGGGCACTGAATCCTGTTTCCAATGCCGTTATATACTCAGGACCATCCCGTTACCAGGACAGCCCTGTTATGTAGCTACGCTTCGGCTACTTCTTTCTTTGCGTATTTGTCAGTATACTTTTTTATCCTTTTCTGCTGCGCCTTTTCCCTTGCATCCAGCTCTTTTTCGATGATTCCACCAATTACAGTGATAATCTGCTCTGCAAAGGTCTCTCCGCTTTCCAGGACTGTAAACGGACTGGTAATCTTGAAGAAGCTCTCTGATACAGGAGCACCAAACAACAGATCAATCTTCTCCCCGGCTTCCTTTTCCAGATCTGGAAGAATTTCCTCGAAGTCTTTGTCCTTGATTTTGTCATTGATTCCAGTAAAAAACGCTGCTGCCTCTTTATACCTCTTTAAAATACCTGCATCTGAAGGAATAAATCTGAACACGCCCAGATCATTTCCGTCTTGATCAGTAATCTGGTATGTCTTCGCACCGGTCTGAACTACTACTTTCTCCATTAATCCTCATCCTCGCTTTCCTGCTCTTCTGCTTTCAGCTGTTCTTCCAGCTCGTTAAGTTCTTTGATATTATCCATGCATTCAATTGCTTTATCCGCTGTAGCTTTCATGGAATTACGTACCTCATCACTTTGAACGAAATCCGCATAAAGCTCTCCGATATGTCCAGCCGCATTAGCCAGAGAACTAAATACCCCCTTCTGCAACCTCATTCTTTCCGTGTATAAACGTCTCTGATCTGAAATCTGTTTCTTTCTTCCCATGTCACTTACCTCCATTCTGTCTGTCATAAATCGCTGCCAGCTCACACACAATCACAAATAACAAAAGACCAATAACTACCACCAAAATCACCTCCGCAACAATGAAATATTACCTGTTATATATATTTTACCATCAAACCTGACCACAGTTGTGGTACATGTTTACCACAGTTTGCACCATTTTCCATATCGTGATATGATCTTTAATGGCAATAATCCCATATTATTACTTTTTTATACTGGCAACCGGATTATTTCTTTTGGCTTTGTTTTCCAGATCTTTTGCTACTGCTAAAAGAAGGTCCTCACACAACCGGGAATGATGATGATTCTTCCGTAATACTTCTATCTCTTTCACCACTCCCTGCCAGTATACATCGTCTTCAGGTCTGCCCGGAGGATACAGCTTTTTGTATAACCTCCAGCAGTCCGTGAAGATGTCATATATCTGCTTTAATTCTTCTTTACCATCCATTAGCTACTCCTCCGGCATGATATACGCTTTTTCTCCTGCTGCATACTTTTGAAACATATCATTCAACACTTCTTTTGCTCGTTCTGGACTTGCATATTCCGCAATACCAAAATCACCCTCACAAATACGGTTCTTACTTACATAACTGATATACGTCATTTTAAAATTTAAAACTCGTGTTTTATCCTGTGTCATTATTTTCATAATTATTGTCCTTTCCGGCGGTAAGCCGCCTATAAAATCCATTACAAAATCCAACTACAGACTACAACTACAATCGTTCCAAAGAGTTTAAAGTTTTCTTTATATACCCTTATATCCCTATATTATTATCTTTTATATATTTCTTTTTATAGGATGTAGTATTTGTAGAATATGTAGAAACACTTGTAAATACTGAGTTTAAGCGAACTACATTCATTCTACAAACTTCACTACAATCCATAAAAACAACCGCAAAATTACTTAATCAAACGGAAGCTCCATTTGTTCTTGCTCTGAAACAACAACAAACTCAGAATTTTCAGATTCCTCTTCTATAGTTTTCATTGCTATTTTTCTGAAGCCTCGTTGTTGTCCATATCCATCAAATTTACGTGGGGTTTTAAGCCTTTCCCATCCCGGTATTTTAGCAACGATATTATTTATTTCTGATGCCTGCCAATTTTTTGGTGGTATGGTTTCCTTTAATGCTTCGAACCATATTTCTCTAGCACACACCTGAGTCTTCCCTTCCAAGTAGTCCAGAATAATTCCACGCTTGCCATCATCTGCCATATTTGTCTCTTGAAGTTCCTTTGCCTCTTACATATATGCTTCTGGAAGTATCAGCTGTGGCTTCTCATTTTTCCAAATATGTACAGCCTCGGCCCAAGCCAGCTTGATTGTATCCATGATTTCTGGCACAAAAAGACTTTTTGATGGTTTCTTAACGCCTGTCTGGACAATTAGGAAACGCCTATTTCCCGTTTCATCCTGTAGGAAATCATCTTTATTGGTAGTTCCGGCGAATACACACTGTCTGTAAAATGTGTCTGCCCGCCGCTCATAAGGAATCCTGTATTTATCCTGCGTTGCGGTCAAAAACCTTTTTACACTCTCAACGCCTCCAGCCGTCCGAGCCAGTGACTTTAATTCAGCGAGCTCAATGATCCATGATCCTGTAAGGGACTGCACCGCCTTGTCTGAATCCAAACTATCCAGGGAATCATTAAACCAAGAATCATCCATTGCCAGTTGCTTTAAAAATGTACTCTTGCCAATACCCTGTGAACCCTGTAAAATGATTGTATAATCAAATTTGTTTCCGGGTTTATACACTCTTGAAACAGCTCCCAACATCCAAAGGCGCATAACCTGATATGTATAATCAGAATCCTCTGCTCCAAGATATTCCGGCAGCAGGCTTCTTATATGCTCTTTTCCATCCCATGTAAGGGAATCCAGCAATTCTCTTACCGGATGGAACTTATTACGCATAGAAACATTTTTCAATGCATCTGCAAAGTCCTGTCGGCTTTTAAGCCCATAGTCAGCCTGTACCAGTGAAAACAGGGCTGAATCATCATGACTACTCCAAGCTCTACAATTGTCCTCTTTTTCCCAAGGCACATTACCACACAAATAAAGTTGCTGTGCAAATTCATTAAACCGTATTTTCCCAGCAAAGCGGTCATCTTTATCCATGACGATTTCAAAATTATGTACAAATTGTTTTACACTTTTTATATTCCCATCTTTATCATGGTTACAATCAAGAAAGCTAAGAACCCATTCCGGATTTCCAATAACATCATCTTTGTTTTCTCGTGTAGCAACTCCTTCAGAATCTATATGAATAGGCTTTCCCTTATCATATTTAGTAGCACTCGATACAATGATCCTGACCTCTTGTTCGGTCAGCGGCGGCGAGCAGGATGATTCATTTTCTGCCATAGTTGCAGCAAAGACCGACTGATCGGACGCGCCTTTTGCCTGCATCATACATGCGAACCGGAACAGCATTTGATTTCGCTGTCCAGCAGACACAATATTCGGCATAGTAAACGATGCACTCTGTCTATGATCGTCGTGATTCAAGAAGTATTCTACATTGTTGTCAGCCTTTGCAATCTCAAATTCATCCGGTGAATATTCCCATTCGTACCGATTGCCATTCTTATGTATTGATGGAGGAGCTACTACATACCCGCCATTTCCACGAATATCCACACCATCAATAATTCCGGCTCGGTTCTTTATTTTGCCATTTCCGCGATAGTACAAATGGTATCCGCCGCGCCCCGTGATAGCTGTCCATGTTTCTGGGAAATCCCCGTGCTCGCGCTGCCAATCTTCAAGTGAATGGTACCCATCTATTCCGCGATCTTCATCAATGTCTAAATCAATTACAAACACGTTCTGACTAACCGAACCAGTTGCAAGACCTATGTTTGCATTTGGGTATTTCTGCCACCAGGCTTTTATCTGAGCTGCGTCAGTCGTGGCATCCTTGCATCCATTTCTGGTAAGTGGTACCTTATCACGATATTTCAATGGAAAAACAGCAAATCCTTTTTTTGCGTACTCAATGGCGGCATCGTACATGCTTGGATACTCGCTCATTCTTCCAACTCCTTCAGCGAACATTTAACGTCTTTTATTCTTCGTACATTATCTTTACCCGACAACAGGTTTTCGTATACTCCCATAGAATCACCACCTTATTCAGAAATTTCGTCCAGATATTTTCTGATTTTTGCTACATTCCATAAAACGCGTCTTCCTACATAAATCTTTGCTCCTGCTGCCACTCCAATTTCTGTTGCTGTTTTAATACCTGCGTGCGTTAATGCCTGAAGCCCTGCGGTATCGACTGTTAAATCATTAAATGATACATTGTGTTCGTTTGTTTTTATCATACTTTCACCTCGTATTCACTTCGTCTTATTAACTGTTTGCTATTTACAAGTCTAATTGTATCTGATATGATATAGGTAAACAATTACCTATTTACTACTCATTGTTGGAGGAATATTGAATGAAAATAAGTAATAATATACCTATAATTGAGCATAAAGATGTAATAAACACATTTACTAAAAATCTGAAAAAGAAACGTAAAGAAAAAGGATTTACACAAAGACAGTTGGCAGATATACTTGATGTAACACTTAAAACATACAGATCTTGGGAAAAAAACACCTTACCCAAAACATTAGAACTAATTAACTTATCAACAATTCTCGACTGTGATGTAGACTTTTTATTGGGTAGACTACAATCTGATACTCATTTTCAGGCATATATAGATAAAACTTATGCGCTCTCTCCTGATGCTTTTCAAAAATTAAGCATATTAAATATGTATCAAATTAGAAAAGAAAATTCCACATATAGAGAAATTGCCACTGACTGGAATATAATATTGGATTACCTTATAACAACTGAAAACGGTAATTTACTATTAGATCAAATCAGACAATATGCAACCTCTTGTAATACTAATATTTCAAATAGTTATTGTTATCATGCACTCCTTACTGGTAAAGAAAAACATGGGTGTAATACAATCAAAGATTTAAATTCTTTATCTGCGATTCTTAAATCTCTCGATGAATTGCAAATATATATGTCTAATCTCAATGTAGAAAAATATCGAGCTAAATTTTACGATTTAAAAGCAACATTCCTTGAAACAGAGAATATTCCAAACAAAAAAGCACCCAATACCAATTAAGGCGTTGAGTGCTTTTATCTCTCTTACTTTCTATCTCTATAATTTAATCAATTCAACATTTCCCCCTATATCCTTTACTACATTCTCTAATTGTATCATCAAATCTTCCGTAGCATTTTTACCTATAAAAATCCTAGTTGGCTTTGGCACTGCAATAAGCATTCCATTTTGATTTTTTTCTAATCCTAAAGTCTTTTCATAGCAAGACCACCGCCATTCACGTTGGCCTTTCCAATCCTCTCCGTATATACCTTCAATATTCTTTTTATACAAAGTTGTAAAAACCATATTATGCTTACTTGTCAATTCTTCTACTCCCAATGGTTTTTTATCCTCATAGGAAATAGGAAGACAGATTAAATCATATCCATTCGGTGAAAGTAAATCCAAAAATCTATATTGTATACAAAAACCTTTATTTTCATTTGCATATCTATTCCACATATCTTCATTGTCATTTAATTCTGAAAAAGAACTAATAAAACACCCTTGTTTAGATAAGTTTTCAATTCCATAAACTGCTTCTGCATATTTAGGTTCTTGAAATTCTGGGTTGAATTCTTTAGCTATTTCAAATTTTTCTTTAAAGTCCTTCGATACATAAAGACGACCATCTGCATCATCATCCATTTCCGTAGCTCTCGAAATCCATATTGACTTTTTTCTTAATGCATCTAAATCATAATCACTGCCAGAACGATATTTATATAAATATTCCGGCTTGTGCGTTTCAACTAATTCACTTGCATGATCAATATCTCCGTTAATAATAGAATTGATTATTTCCGTCCTAATATTATCCTCCAT